GCGCAGCATTGGTGTGGGGGCTCTTGGCTTCCATGCTTATTTACAGAAGAATAATATTGCCTTCGAAAGCCCGATGGCGATAGGAAGAAATAAACAAATCTTCAAACACATCAGGGGAAAATTAAATGAAGCGAATATTGCCTTGGCGAAAGAACGAGGTGAAGCTCCGGATGCTACAGGTACTGGTAACCGCTTCAGCCATCTCATGGCTATTGCACCCAATGCTAGCTCTTCTATCATCATGGGCAACACTAGCCCTAGCGTTGAACCTTATCGAGCAAATGCATATAGACAAGATACGCTCAGCGGATCATCTTTAAATAAAAACAAGTATTTAGATTCAATTATTCGCAAAGAAGCAGAATCTCATAAGGATGGTTGGTATGAGGAAGTCTGGTCAAGTATTATCGCAAATGATGGTTCGGTGCAACATCTAGAATGGATGGATGGATGGACAAAAGATGTATTCAAAACATCTATGGAAATAGATCAGCGCTGGATCATTGAACACGCTGCAAATAGACAGGAATATATAGATCAAGCACAATCTATTAATCTTTTCTTCAGACCAGATGCAAACGTAAAATATCTACATGCAGTACATTTTATGGCATGGAAGTTAGGTCTAAAAACTCTTTACTATTGCCGCTCCGAAAAGATTGGTAAAGCGGATAAAGTATCAAAGAGAATTGAAAGAGAAGTCATTAAAGAAATTGATATGAAAGCTATGATCGAAGGAGATGCTTGTTTAGCCTGCGAGGGATAAAATGAAAGGCACCATAGCCTTATTTTTAAATCATCCAAAGTGTTCTGTACAATCAGGCAATGGTATTATCAAGGCATTAGATCCTTATTATCATTTTAAGATTTTTACAAAGCATGATATAGAAAGTAAATTCTTTGATGATGTGGATATGGTTTGCTTTCCTGGGGGAGTCGGTGACATGACTTCCTTCTCGTCTATGCATCCTGAGACAAAGAAACTAGTTAGAAACTATGTTAGACGAGGCGGAAAGTATCTTGGTATTTGCATGGGTGCCTATTGGGCAGATTCAAAGTTTTTTAATATTCTTGATGATGTGAGAGTGGTACAATATATTAAACAACCCAATGTAAATACCAGGAGACCTCATGCAAAGGCAATGCCGGTAACATGGCGAGGTGTTGAAGATAAAATATTCTTTTTTGATGGTTGTACCTACGTAGGAAATAAGTTCTGGCATAATTACAGACATCAAAAATTATTAGTTGATTTTGTAGATACACTATACAGGAGTTAGAATGGTGGGTGAAATTTTAGTATGGGGATTCTTTTCTGCTTTTGGTTGGATGGCGGCAAATTGGACAGCTGATAAAATTATACCAGAAAAACCTAAGCAGGAGGTTCAAGTTTGTACTGCCTGGGAGGAAAAAGATAATGGTGATGGTACAAGAACAAGATCAAGAACCTGCAATTTTTTAAAGGAGTAGCATGAATGCTTAGTATTTCAGAATCAGCTACCAAAAAAATTAAAGAAATAATTGACGAAGAGAGCAACCCGGATTTAAAATTAAGAATATTTGTGCAGGGTGGCGGTTGCTCAGGATTTCAATATGGGTTTACCTTAGATGAAAAAACTGAAGAGGATGATTTTTCTTTTGAGAAAAACGGAGTACAAGTGTTAGTAGATTCTATAAGTATGCAGTATTTGAATGAAGCGGAAATAGATTATGAAAAGACTTTGACTTCTGCAGAATTTAAAATTAAAAATCCAAACGTAAAGGCAACCTGCGGTTGCGGGTCAAGTTTCACTATAGATTAAGAAACGGAAAAATCTCATGTTAGAACCATAATCTAAAGGTAGACTTAACCCTCACTGGAATTATAATAGAAAGGCAAAACCGTAAAATGAATGAAGCTCACAAAAAATTAAAACTTACAGATGAAAGATCATATTTTAAGCCCTTTAAATATCCTCAATTCTATGATGCCTGGCTAAAACATGAACAAAGCCATTGGCTGCATACAGAAGTCCCTATGTTAGAAGATGTAAAGGATTGGAAGAAAAAATTAACAGATGCAGAAAAACAATTTTTAACTAATATTTTTAGATTTTTTACTCAGGGCGATGTTGATGTTGCCGGAGGATATGTAAAGAACTATCTTCCTCACTTCCCACAACCTGAAGTAAGAATGATGTTAGCAGGATTTGCAGCAAGAGAAGCATTACATATTGCCGCATATTCTCATTTAATTGAAACACTTGGCATGCCCGAGTCTACGTATAATGATTTTTTAGAATATCAGGAGATGAGAGATAAACATGATTACGTTCTTGGTATTAGCTCACAGAATGGCGATGCTGCTAGTACTGCTACTCATATTGCAGTATTCAGTGCTTTCACCGAAGGGATGCAATTATTCAGTTCCTTTATCATGTTACTTAACTTTCCTAGACATGGAAAGATGAAGGGCATGGGGCAGATTGTTACCTGGTCTATTGTGGATGAAACACAGCACGCCGAGGCAATGATTAAGCTATTCCGAACATATATAGAAGAAAACAAGGAGATCTGGAACGATGAGCTTAAAGGGAAGATTTACACGATTGCGGAGAAGATGGTGGATCTTGAAGATAAGTTTATTGAACTTGCTTTTCGATCTGGCGCAATCGAAGGTTTAACTGAAAATGAAGTAAAAGAATATATTCGTTATATTGCGGATAGACGTCTTATTAGTTTAGGATTAAAAGGTATCTTTAAACGTAAAAAGAATCCTTTACCCTGGGTTGAGGAAATGATCAACGCACCAACGCATACTAACTTCTTTGAAAACAGAGCGACAGATTATGCTAAAGGTGCACTAAGTGGAAATTGGAATGATGTATGGGGCAAGGCGGCGTGAAGGAAGTGCCTATTCATTTTGTGGATAGGCGCAGACAAATTTGTACTTCATGTGAGCATTTGACTACCATTATTGGAGTTAAAAGTTGTAATGTATGCGGATGTGCTATCTGGGCTAAAACTATGCTCAGGGGCACATCTTGCCCAGAAGGAAAATGGAATGCCGAACAGGATTGATTATGCACATATGAAAACGGCAGAGAACTATGCCGAACTATCATATGCAAGAAGATTGAAGGTAGGTGCAATCGTAACCAAAGATGATAGAGTAATATCTATTGGTTATAATGGCACACCGAAAGGATGGGACAATAATTGCGAGGATGAGATTCGCACACCATCATTCTTAGAAAAACAACTAAAAACCAAACCTGAAGTAATACATGCAGAAGCCAATGCTATCGCAAAACTAGCAAGAAGTAAGGAATCTGGAGAAAATGCGTCGATGTACATTACCCATGCTCCTTGCTTCGATTGTGCAAAGCTTATATATACTGCAGGCATTAAGAAAGTTTTTTATCGTGAACACTATAGAAGTGAGCAAGGTATAAAATTTTTACATAAATGTGGAATAGAAGTGGAGAAAATATGAAAACAGGATTTACGTGTTCTACGTTCGATCTCTTCCATGCCGGGCATATTGTTATGCTTGAGGAGGCGAAACGACAGTGTGATTATTTAATTGTAGGTATTCAAATTGATCCTACTCTAGATAGATCAACAAAAAACAAACCGGTGCAATCTATAATTGAAAGACAACTTCAAGTAAAAGCCTGTAAATATGTAGATGAGGTTATTCTATATAGTACAGAAAAAGAACTAGAAGATATACTGATGACCTTACCTATTAATGTTAGAATCTTAGGTGAGGAGTATATGGACAAAGAATTTACAGGAAAAGATATTTGTCTGAAGCGAGGGATTAAACTGCACTATAATAAGAGAGATCATTATTTTAGCTCTACAGACCTTCGTAAGCGGGTGTTTGAGGCTGAGGCAAAAAGAAAGGGAATTTCATGGCAAGAAAACACTACGAGTGCTTCGAATGTGACGCAGTCTTCAAGATAAATCATGACCTAGACGAAAATTACTATAAAGTAATACACTGTCCTTTCTGTGGTACGGAGATGGATGGAGAGGATGATCGTTACGAAGAAGAAGGGTATGACGAAGACTTGTCCTAAATGCGGAACTGAGCACAAGAAACGCGGGGCATTTTGCAGCAGACCTTGTGCTAACTCTCGTCAATGGACAGAAGAACAGAAGCAGGTATTTTCAAAGAAGCAAAAAGAATATATGGCCAAGGATGAGTCCGAAGGTCATAGGTATAAAAAGTCTATTCAGACTACAATGCTACATAAAACTGGTCAAATGGGTAGGGGTATTGCAACTGAAAGAATTGAAGATGTGATGACCGACCCAGATGACTATTTTCTTGTCCCGCCTTCACAGGACATAAATCATTTTGTCGAGGATGGGGATTACTGGGAGGTGGTAGATGACCATAATAAATACTGATTTAGATATGGTATTATTATGTGGTTATATAAAGATGTTCCCTTAGAGGAAATTCCTGAAAATGCATATGGATATGTTTATTTGATAACAAACAATGTTACGGGTAAAAAATACATAGGTAAAAAATTGTTTTGGTTTAAAAAAACTAAAACGGTTAAAGGCAAAAAGAAAAGATTAAAAGCAGAATCTGATTGGAGAGAATATTGGTCTTCATCTGATGATGTAAAGAAAGATGTAGAGACCTACGGTAAAGATAATTTCATTCGAGAAATTCTTCATATCTGCCCTAATAAAGGATCATGTAATTATTTAGAAGCACGAGAACAAATGGATAGAAGAGTTCTTGAAACGGATGAATATTATAATGGTCAGATTCAATGCAGAGTACATAGAACACATATTAAGGTAAAATAATATTATGTCATTTTTAGTTGCGAACACGCCACCTGTTCATTGTTATATTCGTAAAGAATTTCTCTATGATTTTGAAAAAGGACACGGGGAATTTGAACCTTGTGTCTGGGTATCAATAAAAAGTATACGAGGACAAGCATTTAGAATAGAAGCATATTTACCTAATTACGGAGCTTTATATGATAAATTACCTTTACACGCTTTCGTTAGTAGAACAGAAAATCTACCTGGAGAATTTTTACCGCTAGACACTCTGCAAATTTGGGATTGCTTTGATTATGATATTGCGATCATACAAAAGGCATTTCTAAGTAATTTAAGTTGCAAATTCTATGCGAAAGATAAAAATTTCTACACAGGTAACTATCTGTTTACCGTCGACAATGCACATCCTGATAGAAATATAATCGACATGGGATACAGCGAATGGCCAGAGGATCATAAAAGCTTTAACTTTATTGAATTGGATAATGGTCAATACGCAGCACAACCTAATAATCGTTGTTTATTCTTCGATGCAGCAAGCAATCCAAAAGAATTAAAATTCCCAGACTTTAAAGTGTGTACTAAGAAATATATTGTAGAGCAAAATCCTAAATGGTCGTTGGGGGATTCAACAACAGTAATGTATGAATAATGATAGATTGTTCACATACCTTCTTCTTTTAACCGCATTGAGTATTTCTGCAGTAGCAGGATATTTCTCAATCGTTGGTCTGACTCTAATCTTCTCCGCGGCATTTTGGCCTATCGTAACGATGGGTGTGGTACTTGAACTAGGTAAACTTGTTACCGCCTCCTTTATCTACAGAATGTGGACAAAGGTAAATTGGTTAATGAAGTTCTATTTCATTATCAGTGTTATTATTCTATCCGCAATTACTTCTTTAGGTATCTTTGGATATCTGTCTAAATCATATACATCTGACTCAGCGGTTTTATATG